TCCAACCTGCAGTTGCATTAGGAGTTGCACCTGCTTCTGTACCGTTTAAATCTTCAATGTCCCAACGGAAATCATTAAACTTTTCACTTCTCAGAGAACCTGCACCTGTAAATGCAGATGAACGCCAACTATTTGCAGCACCCGGTCTTACCGCTTTGTATTTTGTTAAATGTGCATAATTTGCTGTTCTATATACTTTTGTTGAATCCAAAATAGGATTTGTTTGTCTGTTATATGCCGTGCCAGCTGAAGGTGTTGCGTCTTTGATATTTGGGTTATATCCCTCATCCATTGGATCACCACTTGGGGTAATAGAATTAGCTGTATTTTTTAATCTATCAGGTGCAATTGGATACTCGAATCTAAGTGGATTTTTATCCTGTAAACGCATCTGAGTAATTGGCTGAATTGTTATCTGTTCACCTAAAAGTTTAGGATATTTGATTTTATCTAAATTTGTACTTCTTCCGTCTGTTAAAAAGTTATTGTTTTGTGCATAAGGATTCATAGGAGTTTTATCATCTGGAGCTAATCCCAAACCAGCAACAAGTGAACGTAAATCTCCACCAAGTTCAGCTGGATTTTGATTGTTAAGTTCTTTTTCATTTATGCGCTTTAATCTTTCTTGGTAAGAACCATAGAAGTCCAATGAGAAAAACGATTCTCTTTGCAGTCCGTCTCTAACTTTATCTTTATCTAACACAGGCGATGTTGTATATGGTCCAAGTAACTTATGAGAAGACTTGGTAAATTTAGTACCAAATAATCCAAAAAATGAATGTGGACCACCAAAATTAGAAGAAATTCTTATTATCTCGGAATCACTAAGTCTTTTGTTACTAATATTTAGTAATACTGTACTTGCTTGTATACGCAGTTTTGACTGTGGGTCAGTTGCGTTTATTCCTGATGTATTATAATCCCCTTCCGCAAGTCCACCGGCAATACCCTCCCAAGGCATAATCATTCTTGTTTTGAATGGTAAGAAACTAGCAATCTTATCAATCAAAGAAGCAGGAGTTGGTGGTGGGACTGGTACTGGTAGTGGTGCTGTATAACCACGAGTTGGATCCATAGTAGGAGCAAATGACTGTGGTAAAAGTTCCTTCATCAAACCAATCAAACGGTTGTATCTCCGCTGACGAGTTATATTATTATCTTTCTTTGGGTCTTCAAAATAGTCCAATGAAGAAGCTTTTTCATCCTTTAGTCCGGCATCATATGGACCCGTTGCTGATGCATTTTTTGCTGTACTGTTCCATTGTGATGGATCAAATGCAGGTACTACCCAATTACCAGCTGCATCTTTCATATGAAAAGATTTTGGACCGTATTTTAATCCCGCTATGTTTTGATCAATAAATCCTGTTTTATTTCTATATGTAGTTTGAGCTTCGTAATGTTGATTCAAGTCTTTTGGAACACTATTACGTCCAGTTGGAAAACCTAAGTTTTTCAAATCTGCCGTAGTTCCTACATTATCTATATTTTTTCTTTCTGTTAATATATCAAATTTCCCGTCTCCTGACCCAATTTTATATGTTGTTAAAGAACCAATCTGCTCTTTATATCCCTTTTGCCATTGACCTGGACCATCCATTCCGTATGCAGCAGCAGTTGAGTGTCTTTGAGTACGAGTAAGAAAACCACTACCTAATATATTCTGAAAAATAGAAAGTGGATTATATATTTGTGTTGGTGGCGGCATGAATATATTTGTATTACCTAACAAGGATTTTATACCGCCATTACCGTCATTTTTACCAAAAAAGTTAGGAAGTAAAGACGTATTGGTTACATTAATTGATTGTGTAAATTTTTCAGAACCATCTGGACCCCTTTCTAATACGTTTTTCTCTCCCAATGCATCCTGTTGAAACAAATCAAATGGTTCACTCCAACTATCCAAGGATGGATTAGTTGCTTGTAACCCAAATTGTACTAAGTTCCACAGAATACCTTTACCAGATGTCATAAACTTGAACATACGTGATGCATCTGCTATTCTTCTATCTATTTGAGTAGTTATACTCCCCCGTCCACAGCCACCCATTCCTCCACCCCAATGGGATCCAATTTCCGTTACGTAATACGGTTGACGCCAGAACAAGTCAGTATTATGTGCGTCTGCTCTTAAACTATACTTATTATATTGCTTTTCCAATTCACCAGACTTTACAGCCCATCTAACAATATTACCATATTTTCTAACTAAATTTTGAGATTCAGTATCAATTTGCCAATGTCCAACGTAACTAGTTAATGTAGAAAGTCCATTTTGCCAATCTTTAGGTGTAGATTTATACCCACTTGCTTCATATGCTCCTGGATCATTAACTATTTCTGCCACCTGTGCTTCTTCATCGGTTACTGGTCGTGCCCAAAAACCATTTTTTAATTGAGTTTCATATCGTTCACCTGCAAAAATTCTTCTATCTACATTTGTTTTAATTCCATCATAATGCTCTCTGAATCTATCCCTAATATCATCCATTAATCCCGTTTCACCATAAACACCAGAATGGTTAGGTCTTCTATATCCATAAAATCTAGATAACTTATCTCCAGCATATGTAGGATATTGATTGGATAATGTTGAAAACAATGAATTACCCATATTGGATTGCCAAGGGCGTTTACCCAATGAATTAGGTAAGTATGTATCTAAAAACAATTGCTGATTAGTATGCCAACTATCACGTGTATTTATACCGTGTACAACTTGCATACCCATTCCAACTTGCCCCAATGGACCAGATGCATCTCTTCTCTGAACGAGTACCGTATTCTCTCTACCATCATCCCACGTAGTATCGGTTACTAGGTCAAACGCAGTACCAAACACATCTCTTCCTGCTCGTAATTCACTAATCTGATTCCGCATTGTGTAAAAGTCAGCTCTATCACTAGTAGTCAATGGCGGTAGTATTATAGGATACATAGTACCATCAAATATAGTCATGTTAGGCAAAAATCCTTGTTTGAAATCTGGATATTTACCCCAACCAAAGAATCGTGTATTTTTTTCTTTAGCATCAACTAATGATAATCTTGAACCAAGAGTTTTTGTTTGAAATAATCCACGAGGAATTTGAATTGACGGATCAACGTTTGGTCTATTCAAACTACCAAGATATGGTATAAATCCAGCAATACCTGTCAATAATCCAGTTGTCAATCCAAGTGTAGATGGATCAGTTGCGTCTAATCTACTGGTGCCTGCCCAATAATAGTTGTTTGGAGCAGGAAAGAAATTTGTAAATCTATCTAATCTCGCTGCAGTTGAAAACTCTGTTGTAAGTGCCGAATATCTTGTATCATTCTTATTTGTGAAAAAATTCTTAAAACCCATTTCACCATCGTTACTTCCAAAAATTGCAGAGTACAAAGATTCAGCAGAAATCAATTGTTTTGCATAACCAGTTTTTGGAGTTATTTTACCAAAGTAATTTACTTCTGGTGCAGCAGCACGATTTCCATTCCAATCAAATCTTGAAATACCATTTACATAATTAGTAATCATTTCTAATGAAAATGAGTTAAAACCTTTAGCAGAACTATTAAAGAAAAAATCAATTGTTTTTGCTTTTTGTTTATTACCACCCCATCCAAATTCTGAAGTTGGTGTATCAACTGATGATGCGTGTATGTATTTTGTATCACCCCTAACCGCGTATTTATGAAATCCAGCATTCGTATGTGTACTTTGTAAATCAAAATAATTTATAGAAGGTGCATCATTTCTGTTACCGTCCCAATCAAATCTCGAAGCTGCATCAATATATCGTGTATCATATGTATCAATAAACGTATCAAAACCATGAGTCTTAACTACGTATCCATCTTTTGCACCAACTTTAGGTCGGAATGAAACTAACTGACTAATTCTATCATTAACTCTTGAAACTGATAAATTATCAAAGAAATCAACCGCTGGTGCTGATTGGCGTCCACCATCCCAATCAAAACGAGAAGAACCATGAATATATTTTGTATCGTAAGTTTGAGCGAATACATGGAAACCTGCAGTAGTTTTTTGAAAGTTCTTGAGAGTTTTTGTCATTAACACAGGAAGACCGATTCTTGTACGGTATTCATTTATACCCACCGCAGTATCGAAATAATCAACACCTAGTGGATTTGCAAAGCCAGTTCTGTCTGGTAAACCATCCCAATCAAAGCGAGAAGCGTCTGGTATATACTTTGTATCATATAATTGTGCAAATATATGGAAACCGTCTGTTGTTTTAGTAATAAACTTATCTACACTTCCAACAACAAGACCACCGCCAAAGTAATTTGCACCACTACTGATAAATAAAGAATCACTAAATGTCTTATTAAATCCACCTACATTATCAAAGTAATCAACTGGTATAGGATTTTTGAAATTCAATCTATCAGATTTACCATTCCAATCGTAAATAGAAGAATCTGGAATATATTTTGTATCATATCTTAATGCAAATGTATGGAAACCTGTTGATGTTTTTGGAACAAACAAATCATTAATAAGTTCAGAAGTGGAACGATTTGTTTTTGCAGTATCAAAATAATCTACAGTTGGTGCTTTCTCACGAGTACCATCCCAATCAAACCTCGAAGATTCTGGTATATACTTTGTTTCATATAATTGTGCAAATATGTGGAAACCACCAAGAGTCTTTGCTATAAATTTATCTTTTGTACCAACTACGAGTCCACCACCACGATAATCGTTTCTTGAGTTTACTATTAAACCCTTTCCAAATAATCTTCCAACAGCAGCGGTATTATCAAAGTAATCAACTGGTATAGGATTTTTGAAATTCTTTCTATCTGGTTTTCCGTCCCAATCATATATAGAAGAATTTCTAACGTACTTTGTATCATACTTTTGAGCGAATGCATGGAAACCGGCTGTTGTGTGTGAAATAAAGCCAGTTGGAAACTCTGATTCTGTTCTGTTTGTAAGAGTTGTATCGAAATAGTTTACAGTTGGTGCATTATCACGAGTACCATCCCAATCAAATTCAGAAGATTGTGGAATATATTGTGTATCATATTTTCTTGCAAACGCATGGAATCCTGCTCTTGTTTTTGAAGAAAACCCACCAATAAATTCAGTTCTATTAGTTTCTGGCGTATCAAAGTAATTTACAGCAGGAGCATCTTTTCTAAAACCATCCCAATCGAATCTTGAAGAACCGTGAATGTATTTAGTATCAAGGTGTTGTGCAAATATGTGAAAACCTATTGTTGTGTTACGTTTTGGACCATCGAAATAATCAACACCAGGTGCTTGTTCTTTTGTACCATCCCAATCATATATAGAAGATTCTGGAATATATTTTGTATCATATTTCTGAGCGAATGAGTGGAAACCAATCGATGTATTTTGTCCAGTTAAATCAAAGTAGTTTACAACAGGCGCTTCTTGTTTGTTTCCGTCCCAATCAAAAATGGAAGATTCGTGTACATACTTTGTATCGTATAGTTGAGCAAAATTATGAAAACCTTCCTTTGAATTTGTTTTACTTACATCAAAATAATTAACATACGGTGCATTTCTTCTATATCCATCCCAATCAAAAATGGAAGACCATGTTACATATTTTGTATCGTAAATTTGAGCGAATGAATGAAAACCAATACTTGTATTCTTACCACCTAAATCAAAATAATTTACAATAGGAGCATCTTCACGAACGCCATCCCAATCGTAAATAGAAGATTCTGTTTTGTACTTTGTATCGTATAGTTGAGCAAAGTTATGGAAACCTACAGTCGTGTTTGTTAATGCAGCATCAAAGTAGTTTACACTCGGTGCTTTTGCTCGCTTTCCATCCCAATCGAAAATGGAAGATTCCGCAATAAATTTACTGTCAAGATTTCTTGCAAATTTATGAAATCCTTTCTTTGTATGTTGTTTCGATATATCAAAGTAATTTACTTCAGGTGCTCTTTCACGTTTACCGTCCCAATCATAAATCGAAGCAGATGTTTTGTATTTAGTTTCTAAATTTTGAGCGAATGTGTGGAATCCGGCTGTTGATTTTTCTCTTCCAATATCAAAATAATCCACCGCAGGTGCTACCTTTTTCTTGCCAACCCATGTAAAATTAGAAACATCATTTATATAACTGGTTTCCAATCCACGTGCAAACGGTGTAAATCCTTGTTTTGCGTACTCTTTCTTTACATCAAAGAAATTAACTGAGCGTATTGTATCAAATCCAAAAACAGAAATATCTCTTTTATATTCTGTTTCATTTTGTTTTGTAAACTTCTTGAAACCTTTTGCATTTGAATCAGACATAAAGTTTGTTGTTGGCGCATTAGCAGAATTACCACTCCATCCGTAAGAAGATACTGCTTTTTCATTATAATCAGATTGTGCTTGATTTATACTGAATCCTTTAAAGAACTGGTTACCAAAGAAATCAGCTATAAAATTCTTATTGTTTGCATACAATGACAAGGTTGGATCATCATTTCTACCTGTTGGATTTGTTCGTGAAACAGTATCTATATTGAATTTGCTTCTATCTTTTAACTGTGCTGATATACCATCGTATTTACTTGATATTACTTTTAAAACAGGTTCTTTGGTTACAAGTTTAGACATTGGATTAAATCTAGCAACTCTATCAGCTAAATTCAAATCACTCTCATCAATGAAGTGATTCATACCCGCTTGTATTTTAACAATTTTAGTATCAGGATTCATTACAAGCCCTTCTTTTATAGTATCTGTTACTATATCGGGTGTTTGTATTTTTTTGGTTGAAACTTTTATTTCTTTAGATAACGCTATGTTAGGATTAACAACATTATTTATTGGTGAAAATAAAGTTCTATTTATAATAACCGTTTGTTTTTCACGATTTATAGTAAGTGGTTTACCATTAATTTTTATTTCAGGAATAACAATATTGTCTGACTCATTACCTTCTAACTTTTTAATGTCAGGTGTAGTGCCAGAAAAATCAAACATTGGATTTGGTTGTTTAACTTCAATCGGTGATTCGTTATTATTTTTACCAGAAGTTGATTTTAATACTAAAGTGTTCGATTTATCCAAATGAGTAACAATTTCTTCTTGCTTTATATCTGAAAACTTAGAGATAATTTTATCTAATGTTTGTCTGCCCAAATTATAAGTGTTAGTATCAATATTAGTTGGAGAATATTCGGAAACAGAATTAACAATCATATTATCAAAATCTTTACGAATAATATCATCTAATTTACTTTGCTCTAATTTTTTATCGTAGGACGATTGTTGCTGCTGTGGTTTTTTTATTTCTGGTAAATTCTTTAATAACTTATCAGTAATAGGTTGAAGTGTTGCGAACGCTTTACTACTTTTCGCAACGGATGTCTGTGGTCCATTCTTCTCTTCAACGGAAACCTCAGCTCTATATTTTGATAAATCTGACTTGAAATCTAGTACTGACATTCTTATTCCTATTATTATTCATATAAATATAATACTACCTAAAATATTAGGATTAAAGTGCCTTACCGAATGTATTATCTGAGCCGATTTGGTACGCTTTTTTAAAATCACCTTTCATATTAATTTCCTCAACGGTTTTATCACCAATTTTAATAATAGTAGGAGTTGATGACATACCAGATATTATACTAATCAAAGAATCTAATTTCTTTTCTACACCACTCATGCTTCCACCACCACCTGCAGCGCCTGCTCCACCACCTGCAGCGCCTGTTCCACCACCTGCGCCTGCCATTGCGACTCCTGCAGTTTGCTGTCCTTCTACTTTTACATTAGCACCACCACCGCCAGTTGCTGCTACTTCTTCTTTTTTACCTCCACCGAATACAGAAGAAACAGCCGAGCCAATTCCACCAAGCATTGATCCTACACCCTTTGATACTTCCATTGAATTCAATTTATCAATTGCTTTTGCCATTTTATCAACATCTAACTTAGAAAGTGCTTCTTGTAATTGTTTCATAGCAGAAGACATAGCAACGATTGCCGTCGCTGCAGTTGTTAATTTTTCAGGTTCTAATTCTTTTGTTATTTTAACAATTTGTTCTATTGGACTCTCCCCTCCTAACAATGAACCAAGTCCAGCTAATCCGGCACCGATACCTCCACCTGCACCAAACGCTGCAATAGCAACACCTAACGCAGTTACGCCAAGTGCAACTTTTCCTAAGTTTTCTCCATCAAGATTAGCCAGTCCCATTAACTTGTCAATTATTCCTGTTATACCACCTGCAACTGCATTAATTATTTTAACAATAGCTTCACCAACTACTGTTATTATACCACTTATTCCGGTGAAAAGAGTTTCCATCATAGGAACAAAACCTTCCATTGCCTTACTCAACACCCACATTCCAGCAGAAAATATCAAAAATGCTGCAGATAACGTTATCAAAGCAATTGCGCCTAGGCCTATAGGTACAATAAAAGCACCTATTAGAGCCGCAATTCCAACTAACCCAAGAAGAGCAACACCGGCTTTTGCCATATCTTCCCATTGTACACTCATAAACGTTTGTAGTGCAAGACCAACAACACCTAATGCAACACCAAGTATTAACATTGCGGCTGCACCTTTTATCATTTCTGTACTTGCTTTACTCATCAAATACGCTATTGCAGCTAAACCGAGAAGAGCAACACCTGCTTTTGCCATTGCATCCCAATCTGTTTTCATAAATTCTTGAACCGCTTTTGCAGTAATAAACAATGCAACAGAAAGAATAACCAATGCAGCGGCACCCTGAATCATTTTTTTTGCATCTATTTTATTAAATGCTTCTACCAAAGAATCCATGAAACCACCACCCTTTGCACCTTTTGCATCTGGCATTTTTGGTATTTTAGCCCCTCCACCCTTTCCTAACGCTTTACCTGCAACCTTTCCAAATTTACCACCCACTTTACTAAGTGAACCACCAATATTTTTTAATACTGATTTACCAACATCTGCTGCTTTGTCTTTCAACATATCCATGCCTTTACCAAGTAATGCCTTACCAGCAAAAGCAGCACCGATTGCAGTTACAACACCAAGGATTCCACCAAAACTGGATTTAACTGTTTCAACCTGTCCAGTTAATTTACCTGCTGCATCTTTTACCTGAACAGTAGATGAACCAATATTTGTAATAAATTCAAATATAGACATAACAGGTTTAATTAACGCAGTCATAACACTAAATACTGTTTTTACAATCGGAATAATTCCTTTTACTGTACTAGAAATCGATTCTATTATTTCATCAAAACCACCACCTGCTTCGGTAGCGTCTAACATACCATGCACCATTTCTAATATAGGTGAAAGTAATTTTGATAGTTTTTCTTGCAATTTAGTTACTATGTTTGACATTCTTTCTTTAATTGCAGCGGATTCTTTTTCCTTTGCCATTTTTTCAATTTCACCCTTCATCACATCGTTCATGCCATCTTGATTCAGTTTACGAAGTTGTTCCGCGTTCATGTTCTGCATTTCATCCAGTCTTTTCTGAGAAACACCCATTTTTTGTAGTTTATCAGCGTTTGACAACATCGTAGTCATTTCTTCAACAGACATACCCATTGCTTCTGCCATAGACTTTTGTTGAATACGATTCATTTTTGTAAATTCACCCAAACCACCTGCTTGTTTTAACAATTCATCTTGAAGTCCAGCAATATCACCGTTCAATGCAAGTTCACGAGCTTTATCTAATTGAAGATTTTTACCTGTCAATACCCTTGCTTCCATTTCTTTTTCAAGCGATTGCTCAATATCCAACATACCGTCACCAATATCTTGAACTTTTTTCAAATCATGTCCGAGTAATTTAGCTTTCTGTGCCGCAGCAGCAAGTGCTGACGGTATTCCCTTAAAAGCAACCGCTACTTCCTTCGGTACACCCGCTAATGCTTTCAAAGCCTGCTTACTTGTCATTAAACCACCACCCATCTTTACAGCAGTTCCTGCAAGTTCTCCCATACTTTTACCAGTTATAGAAGAGAGAGTTTGCATCGATGCAACTTCATCTGAACTCATTCCGAATTTTTCAGTTAAAAGTGTTGCATCTTTTACAAGTTGTTTTACAGCAGGATTACCACTTGCTAATTGTGAACCAATATCCAAACCACCCATCATTTCAGAAACAGCACCGATATTTTTCACTACTTCTTTTGAGTTAATACCAACCATCCCCATTTCACCTGCAATATCAACAGATGTATCACGTAATTCAGTTGCTGCTTTTCTACTTATTCCAAACTCGTTACCAATTTCGGCTACTTCTTCATCAACTTTATTAAAAGCACCGATTAAGAAATCGGCAGCACCCATTAGTAAACCAAGTCCTAATGCAGCCGAAAACTTACCTGCTAAACCAATCATTGATTTCAAACCACCACCTGCTGCTGCAAATGCTTTGCCGAAGTTCTTTTCATTAACAGCAGCGTTAAATGCTTCACCGAACTGCTTTTTCATTTTATTTGCAGTCTTATCTATGTTCATTAATTTACCGATTTTGTCACCAGATGGTATTTTATCCAACAATCCACTCATACTAAGATTAACGCCACCCATTGCATCTTTAAGTAATCCCGATTTTGCTGCACCTTTTTCTAATGCTTCATTTGCGTCTCGTAATACTTGAAGTCTTTCCCCTTCCACACCTAAAAGTTCCTGTGCTCTTTTTCTTTGCGCTTCAGTCATATTCGGAGCGTCTTGTGCGAACTTGGCTGCGGTTACTTTATAACTCAATTCTAAGTTAGACAAATCAACTGTTTCATGAATTCCTTGTTTTGCTTTTTCTTGTGCTAAAAGTATACGGTCTTCATACGCAAGCATATCAGCTGCGGTTTCCCCTGCTTGTTCTAGTATTTTTACATATGCTTGAGATTGTGTAGTAGTTGCACCTGCTGATTCAGCACCAAGTTGAAGATAACTTGTTATTGAAGCATAAGCATCTTTTTGTTGAGCTGCAGTACCTAAAATAGTTTTTCCTTCTTTATTAACAACTCCCATTAATGCTGCACTTTGGGACTGTTCTTCGGTTATACGCTCAGCAGTTACTTGAATATTCTTTTTTAGAAAACTAAGATTTCTTGTTAAATCATTTTGTTCTTTTGAATAATCAAGATTATCTTCTACTAAAGAATTTAATTCTTCACTTCTTTTTATACCGTCCGTTTCAATTTTTTCTATTTTTTTACGAACTTCTTCTTCTTTTTCATAATTGTTTAGACGTAGAGCCTCTAGCTTAACCATCTTTTCTATGTTTGCAACAGATTTGGTTTCCTCTGAATTAATTCTTGCTTTTAGGGCGAGAATTTCACTTTCAAGTTTCTTTCTTTCTTGTGTTAGGTCTCTTATCTGTGTTTCTAATTTCTTTTCATTTTCTGTTGCCATGATTTCTACGAATTCTTATAAAAACAAAATGGTTTACATATTAATAAATATGCAAACCATTAATTTATCTTCTTCCAGCTGGTTTATTAAAAGTAGGAACTTTTGCTTTTTGTTTACTCATTTCTGCATTCTCAGATTTATTTTTTTCCTCAACCGCATTTGTTACTTGCTTTATGTAAAATCTTCTGAGATGAATTGGTAAATCGTATACGTCATTCCAAGTAAACCCGCCTTTTCCGTAGTAACACAAAGAAAAAATTTCTTCGTGTAATCCTACTTTATAATCAGGTGCTAGGCCAAAAAAATGATACCTCCATCGGTATATCCATCTCCTTTACATCACCTGTAATATCTGAAATAAATGTAAAGCTCATATCCAAGTCTGGTGAGAATTCACGGATATGTTGTCTTAACGCTCTCGAATCTGCTGCAAATAACTCATTATCAACAAAATTATTTACTGTAGCCCGTCCACTTTCACCGTCAATTGCAATAATAAGATGTTTGAGTCTTGTTGTGAGTTCTTTATCAATACCGGTTTTTACAAAAGTTTTGTTCATACTTTTAATTTCTGCTTGAATTTCTTTTTCTATTGCATGTGTCATTAAACGAAATGTTATTACTCTTTTTGATAAAGGTAGTTCAAAATCAAATTCGTTTACACGTCTCTCAAACGAGCTAGTATCAACCTCCTTGTGCTCTATTTGAGTTAAATCAATTGTTACTTTTTGTTTGTTACCAGTAGAAAATGGATCATCCACTTCTACCACATAGTCTTTACCATATCCTAAAATTCTTGCAGCAACCATAATTGCATTCTTATCACCAACGTATAAATCACCGTAATTAAACGGAGTCACAATCAATGACTCAAACAACTTGTCTAACACAACACCTTGTTTAATAAGGTTCTGTGAAGTTAAAATATCTTCTTCTCTTGCAGTCATGTATTTCATTTCAATAACACCTTCGGCAAGAGGATGGTCTTCTGGATAAACTAAGCCCTTTGATGGTAATGGAATAATTTCAGTTGGAAATTTTGATTTCTTTACATCTGTCTGCTTATGTTCAGCCATCAACCTAGTTTTAAGGTCTGTGTCTGAAATAGAGGCATCTGTGGGAATATCGTAGCCCGTGGGGATTCGTGTCATAACTAATTCCTATAACAATTCATAATAAAACAATTTAATATACTAATATAAATATGGGTACATTAGAAAATCAATGTACCCATATAATTTTATATTTACACTTAGAATACAACTTAGTATTAGTATTGAAGAATAGCGTAATCATATGCTAATGTTAGAGAAATCTCAACAAATGCATCATTTGCCCAATCCATATCACCAAACGTAGTTGCAGTAATAAATGCTCCTTTCAAAGTCCATTCTTCGACTTTATCACCAACTGGACCAAGTATGTGTAAGGTAATATCTTTCTTGTAAAAGTCAGAGTAACCATCACGGCCTGTTACAGATTCGTGTGATAAACGAACCCATTCCATTACTGCTTGTGCAGCAGACGGAACAATTGGGTCATACAATTTAATTGAAACATCCTGCCATTCACCCTTACCTTTAACTTTACGTTTAATGTTAATGTGGTCAAGAGTAATTGGATTAAAGTTTATATTAGGTCTACCCGCTCCTTTTACTAAGTAAGCAGGAACACCCTCAATATACATAATAAACCTATTTTGAAGTTTAGGTTCAAACGGAGTAAAAAACACTTCCGTTGGGTCAAGTAGTTCAGCCATTTATATCTCCAAATTTATAATAT